TACAGTGGTTTTAACAAAATTAACTAAACCTGCATTTGTCGTTGCATTGATATCATCATCGTACTGTATAAAATTAATTGATGTCAATGTATTCGCCGGCACATTATCAACTATTCCATTACCTACAGTGTATGTAACAGTTAATGTAGTATTCGATGGAGCTTGGCCATATGTTCTGGTATATAAGAAATTTGATGGATCAATATCAATATCAACATTCTTTCTAAATCCTGCTAATCCATTTCCAACGTTGGTAGGATTAGGAATAATTTCTTCATCATTATTATCAGATATACCTGCCCCGAATTGTATTTCTAAACGATTATCGCTACGTAATTTAGTAATATATCGTTTTGCAGTCTTCCTTAATTTTAGTAAACTAGGAACAGATGGTCTATACACTGAAAGATCTGGATCATTTTCTGCTAAATTTGGAACATCTTCGAAAATAGTATCTTGAGCTAAATATGGAACTTGATACCAGTTATCACCATCAGATTCTACTACAGAAATTATTTCTATTATATTAACTTCTGGTAAAATGATTTTATCATATGCAATTGGAGTATTAAATGTAAATGCACCAACTCGAACATCTCCGGAAACAGCCCGTACCTGTTTTTTTAATAAATAATAGGTAGGTAATTTTGTTACAGGATCACTTTCATATATCGTAACTTCTGTAGGATTATATGAAGATGAAAATCCAAAATCTACACTGTCTAATGTACGGAATACTGAATTTCCATTATTCTGTTTTACCCGCATTCCAGGTTTAATTGATAATGAATAACTATAATCTGGTTGAACATTAGTACCAGTACCAACAGCTGGAACTAACTGAAAAACATCTAAGTTAACATATGCTGGTACAACATTATTTGGTGTATACCCTAATGTTTTAGCTAAATCATATATATTGGTTCTTTCCGAAGCTTGTTCTATAAAAGATTCCCGTAAATTATTATCAGCATAATACGATAAAACATCTCCTACGTATGAAGCTAATTCTAAGAAAAGCATACCAGGTGATGATTCATTAAAATCAGTATATGTTTGTGGAAAATATTGTTTTGTAAAATCAATCAGATTCTTTCTAAACTGATTAAAATCTTTTCCTAAATATGATATATCTTTCTTAGTTTCCATTCTGTGTAGAATCCGTTATAGTTAATTGGTTATCAGATACATTTAATGTAATCGCTGTTAATTCATCTTCTTTAAGATTATACGCAACATTAAATGTAATTGTTATAGAAATATTATAACCTAAATTAGGATCTTCTTCAGCAGTTATAGTTTTAATTTCAACAATATTAATATATGGCAGCCATCTATTAACTGGTAATTTTATAATATCATCGACATTTTGCTTTATTAGATCAGTATTAGGTTCAAATAGCAATCTAATTAAATCTGTACCAAATTTTGGTTGTAGTACACGTTCGCCTTTAGCAGTTAATAATAAATTCTTTAAATTACTAAGTGCCTGCTGTTGGGTAGTATATGTAGAAGTAAACAATCCATTCTGTCCATTAAATGGTAAGTTAATACCTAACGCATTATTTACGTCAGTGGAATTACTTATATTTAATGTTTGAAATGCCATTAACTACCTTTCTTTTTATTTATTGCCTTCATTAGTGAAGAGTAATCTCTTGTTAGAGCTTGTTGTATTTCTGGAGCAACTTCGTATGTTTTTCCAGTTTCAGGATCTTCCATAACTTTTGGAATCTCCGGAGCCAATCCCATTGCCGATTTCATAGTTTGTCGCATTGCTCCAAAATTTTGAGAATCTTTCGAAGTCATTTTAATTTCATCGATGCCTTCTTGCATTATATCTTTAAAACTATTCATTGCTAATGGAGCTTGTTCCAGTAATGGATCTGTTTCATTTAATACAGATGCCCAACGATTTTCTTCAAACCGTACGGATTTTTTTGGAACAGATGTATTAGTAATTTTTTGTTTAGGCGTTACAGGTTTGGATTGTTTCATTTCAGTAATTGTAGTCTGTAACCCTTCTCGAAGAATATCAGTTAATTCTTCTTTAATAACCTCTCGCACTGCTAATTTAAGTGCTTTTATTAATGTTTTCGAATCCATATTATACTTTTTATATAAATATTGTGAATATTAATTTATAGGTTGTCCCCAATCCGAATCGGATAGTTTAGGACCATATATATTAGATGTATTTAGATCTACGTAGTAATCTCCAGATTTTCCTAAATTATTATCAGGAATCCCAGTTTCCCGATAAACCTGGCTCGGAGCTTCTAACAAAGAATTTAATAAATTTTGTTGTCGTTGTAACAATGTTTCTATTTGTTGTGATCTGTTTTGTAAATCTTGTTCAGACACATTTAATTCATTATAAAAGTCTGTTTGAACTGAATCATTATAATTTGATGTTAATTCTTCCGTTGTTATAGATTCTGGCAAGCTAAATTCATCTACATCACCATTACATGTATTACTAACCTTTTGTACAACTGACAATAGTTGCGGAGTTAAACTTTGTAATCTGCTAGTTAATTGCTGTGGTAATGTAGAAAATTGTTTCAATGAATTTATAGCATTAACTATAGTTGCATCTTGTATAGCCATTAATTGTTGTGCTATAAATAACGGAGCTGTTACTGGATTTGACAATTGCGCAATAGTTATAGCAGACTTTACTCCTTGTGCTACATTTACCAATTTGGTTACTTGATTGATTGTTTGTTGTATTTTAGGAACATTTTCCTGCAATGTATTTATTTGATTCTGTATACTGCCTAATTGTTCTTTTACTTGTTTCACTCTAGGATCATCACAATTACAGTTTTTAGGCAATTTGTTTGAATTCTGAATTGCTTCGGAAACTGATTCTGTTAATCGATCCATCTGTTTAGTTAGCTGGTTTGTTGCAAAATCCGCACCCTTTCCAGGCAAACTAGGTATAAAATCTAACGGTGGTACTATAGAAGCCATAACAACCTTTAATATGTATTTTTCTTAATAAAATAAGTAGAGCTTAGCAAATCCTTTAAAAGACTTTGTGCTTGTTGTGCATATGTTCCGCCATTCGAATAACCTCCAGTGGCTGCATATGTATCTCCGACTTGAACACCAGATAAGATTTGATTAATTAATAATTGTATAATATTCAATAAAACATCTCCATGCACCATAGACTGATCTGCTTCATCGTTACCGATTCTAACTTCGCCTGTAGTATTTAAAATAATTGCAGATGGCGAATCAATTACAGCAACATCTGTTTTTGCTTTTAAAACTATACGATCCGCAACCCCAATGAATTGTGATTTGGTAAACTGTGATTCATTTGGCAAAAAACAATTTAATGGATTTCTCGAATTAGAATTTCCTAATAATAAACTAGGTATATTTTGTGTGCTTGTTAAATATAAAGATGATTGATCAGTTTCTATGTTTTCTACTACATATGAATTTTTCTTGTATGTTTGCCCGTTAGATAATACTATGATGGGATCGCCAGATATACTTCCTTTCCATGTTGTAGGATTTTGATACTGCCCTCCATTAATGGTGCTACCTAATCTGATAGTATTTCCAAATCTACCTTCGAATAATGAATCGCCCTCATATGGTTGTAAAAATGATTTTTCTTGTTCGGTGAATGAAGTAGGAGCAACATACGCATTATTATAATCGGATACTCCTTGTAAAAAATTGCTATTAACATCTGACATTAATGAAAATGAAGAAACATAATACCATTGTGAATATATTGTTTCTGAATTATTTTCTGCAGATAATCCGCACACTAATAAAACGTGTTCGCCAACTCGAGGTATTTGTTTGATATTAGCATTTAAAGGAATTGCTCGTATTTCTTGTTGATTATAAAATTCAGTATACGTTTTTACAAAAATTTCAAAGTTATTTTTGTCTGTATAATCGTATGTTTTTATTTTAGGATCTGCTACTACTTCACCGATGTGAAACTGAACATTAGTCATCAGTACCCTTTTCCACTTTGCTTTTTGCTACAGCTATTTTTTGTTTTAATATTTCATCTTCTTGTGTAATATTATCAATTTCATCCGTTAATTCTTCAGATAAAGTTTTCTCAGCAATTTTTAACAATTGATTTTTTTCTTCTTCAGACAATAAACTATCTGTGCCTGATATTGTTTGTTTAGTAGAAATATATCGCTGAACAATTGCTGTTAATTTAACAAGGTGATCATCATTCTTCACAGCTACATCCAAGTACTCTTTAATTAAAGGTACTATAATAGTAGCATCAGATGCATTGCGAATTAATGGCTGTAACTGAGCTATTAACTGATTGATTTGTCTATCTTTTTTTTTAGAATTATGATACACATCGGACATAAGGTCCGCAAATGTGGTACCTTTAAACAATTCATCATTCTTGTCCATAACGTAAATCCTTTAATAATAAATATTAAAAAGGCAGATTTACGAAATTATTACGTTCATATGCTAGAAATTTTTCTTCGTATATTTGTTTCAATACTTTTATAACTCTGGTAATGTTAGTTGTTTCCAATCCCGTACGTTCTCGTATAAAAATATACAATGCTTTTTTATTGAAATCCTCAATGTTTTCTCTGGTTTCAAAAATATGTAAAACTGAATCAGCTACATGTATATCTGTTGGATTATTGAATATAAAATTCAAATTATCATAACAATATTCCACATAGGCATTCATAAAATGATGTAGTGTTTCTCGCATTTCATCATTGTGAATTTCAGTTATTATGTTGCGCTGTTCATCTACATCAATTTCTAAAGCATCTGATTTAATTTTAGAATATGCTTTTTGATTTTCTGCAATTAAATAATTAAACGAAGTTCTTGTGTAATATGAATATGCTTTACCATGTAATGGATTAAACTTGTTTAAACGTTCGGTAAGATATGTAACTAAGTCTGTTTGTAAATCTAAAAACGTAGAATCAATATAAGTAGGTTTTACTTTATTAATTAAATTTTCAGCCATTTTTAAAAATGCTGGATATATGAATCTACGATATATTTTTTCTCGGGTAACTGCGTTATCTGATTTATTATAAGCTGATATTGCAATGTCTGTTATTTTAGTAAAATAAACATTACTTTTCTTCTTGCGTCGTGCCATCGAATTGTTCTTTAAGTTCGGTTATAACTTCATTTAATAATTGGAAAGTGGTTCCGGCTTCGTCTTCTGCTTCAAATGCACCTAACCGGTCAATTTGTTTCATGATATCGTGAGATTGCACAATTTTACCATACATGTATTCATTAGTTAATTCTAATTCTTCAATGTATTCCTGAGCATCTGCAATTTTACCTGCTAGATAATAAGCACGGTACCCTAAATAAACACTCGTACCTGTTGCTATAACAAATAGTATTATAAATGTAATCAACATAATTAATCCTGATTAAATGCACTAAAAATATCCGTTAATGTCTTTTCTACATCTGGATTATTTTCTGCTAGGTTTTTAAGTCCGTTACTTTTAGTTACTTTGCTTTTTTCGGCAACTGGCTTTGGGGTCGATGCATTTCTGTTCCTCCATCGTTCATATTCAATCTGAGCAGCCATATGGTCGGCATGATGTAATAGAATAGGAAGATTTGTTTTTAATTTAGCTTGAGCTGAACGAGCAACAAAATATGGTTTATTAGAATCATCGTACATACCATCATGTATCTTAATTGCTTGATATTCATTCCAAGACATTTTAACACCATATTCTTGAAGCAACCAAACAGAAAGATCTGGTACCATTGAGAATGGAATGTTTTCATTGTGTTTGTACATCTTGTTTTGATTCTTACGGTGCCAATCCGATGTTTCTACTTGATACACTTCATTACCATCACCTGGAAATCCTATTTTACCTAAATCATGATGCATTGCTGCGAATATCATTTCTTCTTCAGTATAACCTGACATATCAGCCCCCATCGACTTCCACGTTACATACAATGCTTTAGTGCAGTCAATAACACGAAGTATATGATCAACATAACCTCCTGCAAATGCATTATGAAAATGTGCAATAGATGAAGCCGGCATTAATGCAATACGATCTTCAAAATCATCATACATTTTATTTAATGCATCTTTACGGGTAGGAAATGTAGCATTAACAATAGCCCGATACATTTCCCAGTTTGTTTTTATTTTTTCTGCTTCTAACATAGTTTATTAAAAATATAATGTATTATTTTCTAAGTTCCAATGTTTCACCATTGACTAATTTCTGAGTGCATTTCCAACATGTAACTGCGGTTGCTTTTTCATCTACTCGGTCTGACACATTGTCGCAATACTTGCATTGCAATCTTTTAAAACCAACTGGTGGTTTATTACCTTTTTTTGTTCGCACGTTCATTTCTAATTTTATTCCAATAAGACAATATTTCTGGGTTCAATGTTTGTTTAGGTGGGTCTGGTTGAGGTTCTGGTTCTGTGATTACTACTACCGGCTCTGGTTCTACAATTTCAACTTCTGGTGTTTCTACTGAGGTTTGTTCTTCAATTATAGGTTCTATAATAGGTTCTGGCTGCTGTATTTTAGGTGTATTACCAAATCCTAGAGCCTTATTTGCTGAAATTAATAATATTATTGCTAATGGGTCAAATACTATTATTAATGAAATTATCAACCAATTCACTACCCGATCCATTGTAGAATTAGTTATTTCAGCAATATATTTTAGTGGACCAATTTCTGCAGCAATATCCGATGTAGTTTGTAAATCTGTTATTTTTAAATCTATTGCAGTTACCGAATCTGATAAGGCTGTTTGTTTTGTGGTTAGTTCTGTGAGTCTGGTATTAGCATTAGTTAATTGTGTTTCATATGCCTTTCGATTTTCAGAGCTGGTACGTATTACTTGGTTGCCTTTCCGGTCAGTGTATTGAATAACATTGTTAGACAGCGCACCGGTAAGTTTATTAATATTATCAGTTACTGTTTGTTTTTCCTGATTAATTTGTGTTAACTGCGTTTCAAATCTAGATTTTTTATTTTGCAAATTTTCAATTATAACTTCTTGATTTGCATAACGATTAGCAGTATCCTGATACGCCGATACTAAGAATCCATATATTCCTAAAGATGTTATACACATCAAAATAAACACCGCAATCATTAAATAGGTACGAATAGTCCAGGTTATCTGTTCCCAATAACGATGCAAATAAGATGCTGATATAAGTTTAGAAGCTTCTAGGGTACCTGCTAGTATAACAATCGCAGCAGCTTGTGATGAAAATAGTTTGCTTAATCCAAACACACTATAATAAGCAGCACTTCCAGCAAGTGCAAATGCTGCTATTAATACAACATACGGAAAAATTCGGTTCATTGATTTGATTTATTCTCGGTCAATATAATAACGAGCAGAATCTAATTTTTTCAAGGCAGAAGCTAAATTGTGCATTACTGATTGATAATCAGTTTTACCCTCATTAATGGTTCGACCTACATTACGGATAATTTCACGAGCATCTTCGATATCATCAGTAATTTTTGCTTTGTATTTGTAATACGCCATAACAATTTACTTTTATTAATTAATACTATTTTATTTAATAATAAATATACTACTATAAAATTAACTGCTTATTTGTATTGTCTGCCCAACAAT